AACACCAGATTTGTACGCATCCGCATCTCACGTACACAGCACAGGTGCAATTACTTCAGGGATCTTTGATCCAGCCAGACTAGGCTCTGGTACTGCTACAGCCACTACATTTCTTAGAGGTGATGGTGTTTGGGCAACGGTTACATTAGGTGGTGGAGGAGCAGCATGGGATTTCGATGAAGGCAGTAGTTCCATGTCGTACACGTTCGGTGCAATTGATTTAGACGAAGGCGATTCAGTAAGTCTCTAATATAAATATGGCAACAACCGCAGTTCTTCGACATCGCAGGGATACCGCAGCTAACTGGACTTCCAATAATCCGGTTATGCAGGCAGGCCAGCTTGGTTATGAAACCGATACTCGTAAATTTAAATTTGGAGACGGCTCCTCATCTTGGATATCTTTGTCGTATGCTTCTGCTGTTAGCATTAGCAGTTTTGCTTCTGCTAGCCATGTTCATAGTACTGGAGACATTACCACAGGTATCTTTGCTCCAAGTTTTCTTGGATCAGGATCTCCTTCAAGTACCAATTTTCTTCGTGGGGATGGATCCTGGGCATTGCCTGCTGGAGGAGGCGGTGTTGCTCTTGCAGCAGGCACTCAGACAGCTACCTCTGGAACAATAAATTTTGCTAACTCTAATGGGATTACTTTTGGAATGTCTGGCAGTAATCAAGTTACTGCTAGTTACACAGTTCCTACTCAGTCAGTCCAAACACAAGCATCAGGAAACATTGCTGGCGCTGGGTTCTCCAGTACAACAACGACCGGCATAAACATTGTTGGTACTAACAATAGTCTTGGGTTGAGCCTTGGTGTTCCCGCTTATTTGACGACCCAATCCGTACAGACGCAAGCCTCCGGGAACATAGCGCGTACTGGCTTTACTAGCACAAGCACTGCGGGAACAGTTCTCGTTGGCACTCTGAACACGAGTGGTTTAAGTTTAGGTATTCCTGCGTACCTGACAACGCAGTCTGTCCAGACTCAGGCTTCGGGCAATATTGCCGGTTCAGGATTCTCTAGCACTACGACTGCTGGTACGGCCATCGTAGGAACTAACAATAGCAACGGCCTTAGTCTTCGCGTACCTGCGTACCTTACGACACAATCAGTTCAAACGCAGGCATCCGGTAATATCGCAGGATCGGGTTTTACTGGGGCAGGTGCTTCGGGTACATTGAACTCAAATGGATTGTCTTTGTCCATTGCTGCTCCTGGCGCAGCTAATTACTCTATTGGTGTATCCAACCTTGGCAACACTGCGGGATCAACAGGGATCACAGGGAGCCGTATTGTTTTTGTCGGTACGAACAATATCTCACTTAGTCAGTCCACGGATGCAAACGGTGCCACAATCTCCATTAACCAAACAGGTGGAGGAGGAGGTGGAGGACTTACCAACATTAACGTCTCCGCAGGGACCACCTCTAATAACCTGTCAAACATTATCTTTAGTAACGGTAACGGTGTCACGTTCGGACTAAATGGTTCAACAGTTACTGCAAGTGTTGCAGCAGGAGGCGGAGTCGTAGCTTCTGGTTACTCGCCGCACGCAGACTATCCGCTCGTAGTCGGCCAGATCGGTCAAGGTACGTTGGCGCTCGATCCAGATATTTTCCCGGACCTGACCATGAATATGGTAGCCGTGCCGATTAACTTCTCTAACGCAGCGAACTCAACGGGATCGTTCACAGTATCGAACTGGCTTGGTCTGTATTCCCGTAACGTCAGTTCAATTTCTCTCGCGCACTCTACGTCTTTTACAACAGGTATTACGTTCTCTGGTTCTGCAAACAGTAGTTTGTACCAAGGTTGGCGCAATATTACATTCCCTTGGAGTACATCCGTTTCTGGTGGACGGTACTGGATTGGCCAGATTATGCGAACGACCACGGGCGGTGCAAACTGCTCGTTCTCTCAGTATCTTGCGTCCCAGATCAACACTATCTTCCGTGGGAATTTTGGCGTTGCAACTAACGCTAGCGCACAGGTTACGTTGGGTCAGGGTTTCTATAGTACATCAACAACTGCACTACCCGGATCAATAGCGTTTACTCAAATTCAAGGAACTAACTCCCTTGCTCAGCGCTTCCCGATGGTAGCGTTCGGGTTTAATACGGTATAACTATGAATATTGACGATTTTTCTACGTACACACGGTTCTTTTTAAACGAAGATGAATATATAGTATTAGTTGATCTTCCTGTACAGAAAGTCCTGTGCTGTCGCGTAGCGGACGTAGAAGGAGGAGCTACGTTTGTACCTGTAATACTAATGGAGGCCCCTGTTTGAAGCCACAAATTGTCTCGTTGGATAGCGGACATCACAACGAAGACCTCGCTGGATCAACTGCTCGAGTAGTTCAAGGCGGGAGTTGGAAGAAACAACGAACGGTTATGCTTATACCAGCGGGAACGACTATACCAACTAAGGTATATCTTTCGCACTGCGGCATAATCTTTCCACCTAACCAAGCAGCACATCGGATGGCGGCTATTGGGATGGAAGTAGGAGAAGCGTTCTCTAACTCGATTGCAGAGATCCTGGCGCATCCGGATCTCAATCAGTGGGAGTACCTGCTGACTATCGAGCATGACAACATTCCACCTTCAGATGGATTAGTAAAACTTATCCACCAGATGGAAACGCATCCTGAGTTCTCTTGTATTGGTGGATTGTATTGGACTAAGGGGCCTCAAGGCCAGCCCCAAATCTGGGGAGATCCTAAGGATCCTGTGCTGAACTTCCGTCCACAGCCTCCTGATCCCAATGGCGGGTTAGTTGAGTGCTGCGGAACAGGTATGGGATTCAACCTCTGGCGGCTGTCAATGTTCAAAGATGAGCGCTTGCGCCGTCCTTGGTTCAAGACTGTTGCAGGAGCAGACGGGGTAGGAACGCAGGATTTGTACTTCTGGGGTGATGCTAGGAAGCACGGCTACCGTTGTGCAATTGACTGCTCCGTAAAGGTGGGGCATTACGATATGACCGGCCAGTTCGGCATCGAAGATTTCACTTGGTAAGGATACTTATGAAAATCGATTTGGGTTGCGGTAAGAACAAGAAAGAAGGTTTCATTGGAGTGGATCAGTACTTAATGGAAGGCGTGGACGTTGTTCTGGATATTGGTACCGATCCCTGGCCTTGGGAGGACAATTCAGTTGATGAAGCGCACTGTAGTCATTTCCTGGAGCACTTGACTAATCTTGAAGGTAAGTGGCAACGCATTCACTTCTTCAATGAACTGTACCGCGTACTTAAGCCCGGAGCTACTTGTGCAATCATTATCCCGCACTGGGCCTCGACTAGGTACTACGGTGACCCTACCCACAAGGAACCCTTCTCGGAGATGGGATACTACTACCTGTCCAAAGAGTGGCGCATGGGGAATGCTCCGCATACGGATATCGAGATCAACCCTAATGGGTACTCCTGTGATTTCCAAGCAGTTTGGGGTAACGGAATGCATCCTGCTATTGCTCAGCGTAGTCAGGATTTCCAGCAGTTCGCTATGGCATGGTTTAAAGAAGCTATTCAAGATCTGCACACAACACTAACTAAGCCAAACAAGTAAAATAATATGGATTACCAACTCCTCTTTAACATCGCATTCTCGTTCATTCTCTTCCTTGTTGGTTGGTTTGTACGCATTGCTTACGATGCAGCTAATGCAATGAAGAATGATTTGATGGCGCTGGAACGAGAACTGCATTCCAGTTTTGTACGCAGAGAGGATTACAAAGAGGATATCCGAGAGATCAAGGATCTTCTTTTGTCCATTCAAGAACGCATGAATTCTAAAGTAGATAAGTAGGAGCTAATAATGGCTAAGATTACGCTGAACGATATTACGACTGAGTTCCGGGGTCAGGCTCAGATCAATAACAACTTTACCGCTATTGAGAACGAGTTCCAGAACAAGGTTCTGTATCGTAATAATCCTGGAAATGAAGCCAATAACATGCAGAACCATTTGGATATGAATGGTTTTAATCTGTTGAATGTTGGCAATCCGACTGCGCTGGGAATCTCTAACGCTACCGCAGTAAACATTCCTTACGAGAATTCTGCTTCGGGAGCAGTAGTTACTACTGTTCAAGCTAAACTAGCTGAGACTGTTAGTGTAAAAGATTTTGGCGCAGTAGGAAACGGTGTTGCGGATGATACTGTTTCTGTCCAAGCAGCCTTTGATGCTAATCCCAATAAAACCATATTTTTTCCTGCGGGAACTTATAAACTTTCAAGCAGTGTTATTCTAACAAACGCTTCTGGCCGAAACTTTCAAGGCGCTATCTGTGGCGACAATGCCAACATTACTTTTTCAACGGCCGGAAATACAAGCGATACCGATGCAACTATGCAACGTGGTTTTGCTGCTTATCCAACATTGAATGCCGCTGGTGGGGATATAACAGGACTTAGGAAAGTTCAAATCTCTGGACTTAACATTACTGGGCCTTTGAACGGAGTAAGTATTTATCTTGCTAACAGTCAAGATGTGACATTACGTAATATCAGTACCACTACAAGTCGATACGGTGTAGTTACCGAATGCTGCATTAACACAGGATTCTATGACTGCGTATTTGAAGATTACAAAAATGCTGGGGTAGGGATGCTTATGCTTTCCGATACCAGCCGTGTTTGGTACGGCAGTTCGGTTACGCCCTTGCTTACTTATTGGAACGACTCGCCGCTGTTCCAAAAATGTGATTTTAAAAATAGTCTTTTGACGCAACCATTGGCGCATATTCTGGATCATGGTTCGCAGGCCGAGAGCGTAAGATCCATTGGCGGATGTTTGCTGTATTCACGTTGGGATGGTTCAGGAACTTTCATAAGCACACAATACGGAATCCTTGCGCGTAACGCTCAGTGGCATTCATTCGGATCAAACTGGACAGAGAATGTATCTTATCCAATTCGCATTCTTGAAGAAGCATCCATTGAGGGCACTGGTAACGTAGCTGGTGTTGCGGGAGCGCAACCGTCTGGAACTTACTCGCTTACAAATTTTCCTGATGGGTACTCTTATAGCGCTCGAATTACTGGTTGGTGGTTTGCTCGTGCATTTGAAGCAATAAACATTAGTGGCGTGCGCGGCGTAGCCTACGTTGGGAATAACGTAGATCAGCTTATGCAAAACGGAGGTGTACATCTTAAATCGATTTCTACCTCATCAGCAGGTAAGGTAATCGATCATGGGGATAGTATTGTTGCACCAAGTGGTAGTTATACGTATTCTTCTTTTGTAAGTGCTGTTCGCATTGATGGGGTAGCGCAGTGGACAACGTGGAGCCCAACACTTACCGCAAGTAGTGGGACTATAACTGCGTATACAATTAACTCTGCCAAGTATTTGCAGCGCGGGAAAGAAATTCAAATTCGACTTGACGCTACAATTACAACCAACGGCACTGCCGCCAGTGCATTGTTATCAACCCTGCCCGTTTCTGCCATAACAAACGGCGGTGTGTTGGCGGGCCGAGAGGATGTAGTTTCCGGAAAAATGCTGCAAGGTAAGGTTTCCGGTTCAACCTTAACAATACTCAACTATGATAATACTTATCCTGGGGCTGATACAGCCAGGATAGTTTTGTCTGGTGTCTATGAAAGCGCATAAAGAATAAACAAAGACAGCACAGGATAACAACATGGCAAAGATTGATCTGAATACTGTAAGTTCTGGCTACCTTAGCCAAGCAGCACTGAATGCTAACTTCACTGCTATCGAGAATGAGTTCCAGAATAAAGTACTGTACAGGGATAATCCCAGTGGAGAACCCAACAGTATGCAGTCCAACCTGGATATGAACGGGTACTATGTACTCAATGCCGGGAATACATCTTTGATGGATGCTGATAATATTGCGTACACACAAAATGGTACTGGCGCTAAAACTCGGACTATTGCCGAAAAGCTCAATGATGTTGTGTCGGTCAAAGACTTCGGAGCCGTTGGCGACGGGGTGACGGACGATACGGCGGCGATACAGGCGGCGGTCACGGCTTGTGTTGCCTCTGGTGAGCAATTGTTCTGGCCGGTTGGGACGTATGTCACCACGAGCAGCATCAACAATCTGCACAATGTCAGACATCTGGGCGACGGTGGAATATTGCGCGGTGCCGTCACGTTTTATGTAAACCCGTCTAGAACGCAGACGAACACGCTATATGTTGCCACAACAGGGACTGCGGCGAATGATGGGCTGGGTGCAAGCCAGCCCATGACACCGCAGACCGCGTGCAACGCTTTGCGCGTGTATGGCAACTTTCTAGAAGGCACATGGTGTATCAGTTTGGCGGCGGGCACCTACGTCCGCGATACGTTGTTTCTTCCGACTAGCATCCATAGCCGCAACGAAATTTTAGTGTTCGGCCCAGCAACGGGGGATTTCAGGTCAACCCCTACCGCGATTTTTGACGGTTCAAGTCAGTCGGGAACCTGCATAGCCGTGTCGCTAGCGCATCGCGTCAAATTCAAAGACATCAAAATTGTCAATTGGTGCAACGGATCGCCATCGTTCAACAGCGGTGGGTTCAATGGTGTGGCAATTGACATTTCTGGCGATCTAACAGCGTCGTTTGAAAACATTCACATTGACAATTGTGACTGCGGCCTTTACGCAAAATCCGGCGCTTCGTATTTCTACAAAGGAGGCATCATTCAAAACTGCGGAGCAGGCGTTCAAGAGCTTTTTAGCGTGGTGCGCGACTTTAAGATTGCTGGCGCAACAGGAAGCCGTACCACAATTCAAAGCTGCGAATATGGGCTTAAAGCAAAAGAACTTTGCACCGGACATCTGGACTACTTGGAGCTTCTCGACAACACCTACGGCGTACATTTTTCGCGGGCGTGCACTGGCAACCTTACAAACGCAATTTTGAGCCGCAATACCGTCGGCGTCTATGGCATGGCGGGCTCGTCGTTTGTTGATTTGTCAGTAACTTGGGGTTCAGGCGTTGATGCAAATGGTGTCAAATTCTCGCTGGATGCGTCATCGGCTGAAATCGGCAGAAACGGTGGCGAAAATAGCCAAGCGGCGCTTTTTCAGGGCAAAGGCTCCAAATTAGTTGGTAACGATGTCACGTCACTGACAATCACCGGGACGACAAGCGACACTTTGGCTGCATCGTTCAACAGCACAGTTGAGGGCGACTTTCAGGCGATAGGGGAATTTTACGAAGGGTTGGCATACGGGACGGCGATCCTTGCATCAACGGCATCAATACGCTTCCGCGTTGGGGGGAACGGTGCCAGCCTGCTGACAATGCCGACAGGGACATACAGCTGGGCGCTCCGCTGGCGATTTACGGCAACCGGAGCAGACGCGCAACTTGCGTTTGCAGAGTTGCAGACAAATGCTGGTTCTAGCGCAATGGCAATAAACGCTAGAGCCTACGCATTTTCAAGTTCGGCGTTTTTGCTTGGCTTGTACGTCCAACTAGGCGCAACGGGTGATTCAGTGACAGTGTTGGGGGCGCACCTTTGCACATCGGAAATGTGAGCATGGAAAACACTGATTTGATGCGCTGGCCCTCTGACTTCCCCGGCAAACACAGCCGGCAAGAAGACGACCTCATCTACTGGAACGGCAATTTAATGCATGACAACTAAACAGGAACTGAGAGAAGCAGCAGAGAGTGATCTCTGTACCTTCGCTAAACTTGTAAATCCTATGCGGATCTATGGCGAGATCCATGAGAGAGTATTCAGGTTCTTGCAGCATTCAGGCAATGATCTGAACCAACTCATTATGCTTCCTCGTGGACACCAGAAGTCCCACTGTCTAGCAGTATGGTGCGCTTGGTGGATAACAAAGCATCCTGAGACTACGATCCTGTACATCTCGGCTACTGCACAACTAGCAGAGGATCAATTGTATGCCATCAAGTGCATTATTGATTCTCCAGTGTACCAAAGGTACTGGCCTGAGATGCTGGACAAGGATGAGGGACGCAGGAGCAAGTGGAGTACTACGGCTATTAACGTGGACCATCCTGCTCGGGCTAAAGAGATGGTGCGGGACAATACGATTCGTACTGCTGGTCTGACTACGAACACTACAGGTTGGCACGCTGATGTAGTCATAGCGGATGACGTAGTAGTTCCTGACAACGCTTACACTGAAGAAGGCCGTAGGAAGACTGCTGCTGCTATGTCCCAGATGTCCTCCATCAAGAACGCTGGCGGGATGGTTAAGGCAGCGGGTACTCGGTACCACCCCTCGGATCAGTATAGTGTATGGCTCAATCAAGAGGAAGCCATCTATAACGATAAAGATGAGATCGTTAAGTACATCCCAGTTTGGGATATGATGGAAGAAGTTGTAGAGGTTGATGGGGTATTTACTTGGCCCAGAGAAGCTAGGCCGGACGGGAAACGCTTTGGCTTTGATCGTAAGATCCTCTCCAGGATCTATGCTGAGTACACAGACAAGACTCAGTTCTATGCACAGTACTACAATAACCCTAACGATCCTGAATCCAATCGAGTGGATCGCTCTAGGTTCCAGTACTACGATCAGAAGTTCCTAAAGCAAGTATCAGGCACTTGGTTCTTCAAGGAGAACCGACTCAACGTATACGCAGGAGTTGACTTTGCGTTCAGTCTATCAAAAAAATCCGATTATACGGCTATCGTTGTCATTGGCGTTGATGCCACTAACGATATCTATGTACTCGATATTGACCGCTTCAAGAGCGATAAGATCAGCGAGTACTACGATAGGCTCGTGGGTATGTACAACAAGTGGCAATTCAAGAAGCTCAGAGCAGAAGTCACAACAGCCCAACAAGTCATTGTGAATGACCTGAAGCAGCGATTCAAAGAGGGAGGCGTCTCTCTCAAGATCGATGAGTACAGGCCTAACAGGAACCAGGGTTCAAAGGAAGAACGCATTGCAGCAGTACTGGAGCCTCGGTACCAACAGCAGGCAATGTGGCACTACCGTGGAGGGTACATCCCTGTACTGGAAGATGAGATCCTTCTGGCTAGACCAGCGCATGATGACGTAGTGGATACTCTAGCCAGTATCGTAGAGATTGCTCAGAAGCCACGAGAGCGAACTGAGAAAGTAAAGAATACCTCCAGGCTTGCGTTGTTTAACAAGCGGTTCGGAGGATTTGGGACCACAATGGGCGGAATAGCATATGGCAGGTAATGTAGCGCAACTCAGGGATCAGCTTCGGCCGGACAACCTTGCTGGTCAGATATACATGATGTGGAATGACTTCCATAATCAGCGTAAGCCGTGGGTAGAGGAACAGAAGGAACTCAGGAACTATCTGTTCGCTACGGATACAAGCAAGACTTCCAACAGGACTCTCCCTTGGAGGAACAGCACAACTACGCCTAAGCTCACCCAGATCCGGGATAACTTGCACGCTAACTACATGGCTGCTCTGTTCCCTAACGATCAGTGGATGAAGTGGGAAGGCTTCTCTCTGGATGACGCTACTAAAGCAAAGCGTGAAGCCATTGAGTCCTACATGCAGAACAAGACTCGCCTCGGTGGATTCCGTACTGCAATCTCTCAACTTCTGTACGACTACATCGACTACGGCAATGCCTTTGCGGATGTAGAGTGGGTAAACGAAACCAAAGAGGATCAACTGACAGGAGAGATGATTCCGGGTTATGTTGGTCCGCGTGTTATGCGGATCTCGCCTCTGGATATCCTGATCAATCCGGCAGCCTCTGCATTCAAGAACTCCCCCAAGATGACGCGAAAGATCATGAACCTCGGGGAGTTAAAGGCGTTGGCAGAGGACTTTCCTAACGAAGGTTGGGTAAAAGAAGCTCTGTCCAAAGCTATGAAGTTCCGGCATGACATTGCTAACGGTCAGTACAGCATCGAGGACTTTGACAAAGCTGCTGGGTACACCATTGATGGATTCGGTAACCTGTACGAGTACTACCAATCCCCGTATGTTGAACTGATTGAATTCGAGGGAGACCTGTATGATCCTCACACTGATACTCTTATGCGGAATCATTGCGTTACGGTTATTGATCGCTCGAAAGTAATCCGCAAGGAAATCAATCCTAGCTGGTTCCCTAAAGGTTCGAAAGCTCACGTTGGTTGGCGCTTGCGTCCCGACAACCTGTACGCAATGGGGCCTCTGCACAATCTCGTTGGTATGCAGTACAGGATCGATCACCTTGAGAATATCAAGGCTGACGTGTTCGATCTGATTGCGTTCCCTCCCTTGAAGATCCGCGGAGAGATCGAGGAATTCGACTGGGCTCCTGGTGCTGAGATACATATGGATGTTGATGGCGACGTCACTATGCTTGTGCCTGACACCACGGCACTGGCTGCGGATACACAGATCGCTATTCTTGAACAGCGAATGGAGGACTACGCGGGAGCACCTAAGCAGGCT